GGGATACCCTGAGCCCGACCGGCCATCGTTGGGAGGCGGGATGGAAGGAATGCAGTCTTTTCTGGCATATTGTGTGTCAACTGACCAACAACAGCTGAACGACCACCGGTAATATCCATAGCTGGCCCGGATCGGCCTGGAAGTGTTGTGAGTCTGTATTCACCAACATTGACTGGGTTCACTCTAAACATTTGCTGATAACCACCAACCGCTGCAACATCCGCACCAACACCCAAACCTGGACCAACCATTTGCTTTTCAATGGGTGAAAGGTTGTTCATCACCCCTCGGTCATACATACGGTCACGCATCGACAATAACTCTTGGCCACCACTTCTTGACTGAACCTCCATATCAGCAAAGCTCGTGACTTCTACCTTTCTTGGTACTTCAACACGTGATTCAAATATTGGTTCTTCAAATTCCGGCTCTCTTTCTCGAAGGATTTGTTGTTCTTCTGGTTTCCATTGAACAACTTTGGGAGGTTCGCTTTTGTTACTCAACGCGCGACCAGCAAAAATCAATCCCGCGACAGCTGCTAACGAAATGGGATCAGCCATTCTTATTTCTTATTAACATTTTTATTAGCGTATCTTTGGTCAAAAAGTTCATTCTGGATTTCAGCACGTGTACTCGAAGGTTCGTAAGTCATAGTACGAAGTGGAGTCTTACACTCCATGTTCGACAATGGAAAGAGATTACGTTCATATGTGGGAACGATAACCTTGTTAAAACGTGAAGTTGTTTGAGGCCTGAGTTGATCACTTGTGTCAATGAAATTGGCAGGGGCGCCCTTACCAGCCATGTATGGAGCCGTACCATACAACATTGTATTTGGACGGCAATCACCACAATTTAATGAGCTGGGCTGGGGATAGACGAAGATTTCGTCCGTCGCTTTGACAGGGGCAATTGCTCCGGTATTTTGGACAATTGATAAACCAGGCTGAAGTTGGTACGCCATTTATTATTACATAAGAAATATTTATCGTCTATCACCACTAATATCAAGACCTCTGAATGGACCGAGCTGAGCACCACGGGCATTTGGATCACATAATTGTGGTCTTGTTCTACAATCGGGACCACCCTTTGAACCGTAACACCACTCGGCAAATGCAGTCTGATCTCCTGGTATGTTAGACACTGGGGCGGTCACAAACTGACGAGCCGCCGCGTTGCGCTGATATTGTGGAAGTGGTGTCCTCGAACGGCCGGAATCCGTGGGGAATCTATCATCGAGAAAACTCTTTACGAATGGCTTGACACTTGGGTAATAGCAAGCTTCTAATCTATTTGGTGCATCCGTGTAATCGGTGACGAGGACATTTCCCATTGGATTATCAATAGATGGCATGTGGCATCCAGTATCTCCAGAAACTGGAGTACCATATGTTTCTCTAACCATATTTGTCTTGTACATAACATAAAGAACACCCAAAACCGTACCACCTAAAATAAAGATCCGTGGATCACGGCGTGTGAGGTAAATAATACAAGTCGCGTAAATAATAAAACGGGAAGCAGCATTAATTCGGTCTTCTGATGTTTGATTTTTATTGGGCCAGAATTGTGTAATCTTATTTTCCTTGATGAGTTGCTTTGGATCGTCGAACCAAGCCTTCATTTAGTATATCATGAGGTTTATTTTTTGGGAAGTCCACCAAGCATACTGCCCATCATCTTCATGAGCGCAGCCTGGTCGAGTTCACCACCTTCCGTCTCCATCTTTTCAGCGCAGTCCTTGGCGATACCCTCGATGAGGTTCAATGTATCCGCTGGAATCGACGTAATAGTCGTACCGAGCATGTACAGAGTTTGAAGATATTGCCACGTAGCATCTTTCGTGCCTGTACTCATACGAGTCCAGTAACTCTTAATGTTCAATTCCTTCAAGAAATCAATCGTGTCAATCTCGTTCAAAAGGAAGGTTTCATCCTTCGCCGAGATTCTATCGGCGTACGGACTCACACCTTTCATGAAACCGTCAACCACCAAACGGGGACTCGTGGTTCGCAAGACTTCGAATGAAGTCATCATTTTCTTAACGTCTTTTTCCTCTGGAAAAGTCTTGTGCAATTCCACAAGAAATTGACCGAGCATGTCGTTGAAGGCATTCACGGAAGTCATTTTCTTATAATATGAAGTAAATCTTTAAGTTTAAAAAGGGTCTGTAGATATAGTCTCTTTTTGACCAAGGCCGTTAGACACGATGAAATAAACGAGGATGGCATTGAGCAACGCTGGTTTTGTGTATTTATTTAGTTCTAATTTTCCTTCATTATTGAGATACGCCTTGAAGTGAATGTAACCAGCAGTTATACCGGCGGCGATCATCGCTGCGCTGATGGGGTCTCGGAGATATTCGGAGAGATCTTCCATTTAATTATACGCAACTTTTTTTGTACGGCTTTCTGGTGCATCACCGAAGAAGACGTTATCATCTTCCTCTGGTTGTTGTGGTTGGTGTTCCACTGGTTGCATCTCCGGTTCACATTCTGGTTCAAGGGCCTGGACACCGGGGACGGTCTTAAATTCATTTTCGAGACCGGTTGGTTGCAACTGTTCCACCTCACCACCAATTTCGGGCATTGGTTCCATTTCTTGTTCTTCTTCTGGGAATGGTTCTGGTTCGGCATCTTGTCCCTCGAAAACGTCGGGGTCTTCGCTATCCTGAATTTCTCCATCCAAGTCAATGTCTCGGGTCTCTTGGGACATGTATGTTTGAAGAATTTGTTGAACTGGGATAAGCTCTTTAACACTAGCTTCGATACACGCACAAAAACGCTCAGTTAACTTCTCATCGCGCACATATTCACTTTGTTCGTCGTGGAACACGTAGGGGTCTTTGTAGAGATCTTTCGCAGCATTGTTGTAACACGTTTGAATGAAAACTTCATTTGTTGGAAGTTTGAGACTAATCTTCTTATTGTCCGCCTTGAGACGAACAGCTGAAAGAATCTTAGTACACGCAACAAAAACAGCCGCCAACAAGTCGTTAAACCACGCACAGCGGTTCGCGATGTTATCGGTGTGCTGCTTCGACATGGCGTTCGACCAGTTTGGAACTTCCTTGAGAAGTTTTTGGAACATGACGAGAGTCTTTCGCCCCTTTGAAAGTTTTGTCGCTTCATCATACATATCTTGGAAAACTTCAATCATAGCTGGAGACATAATAAGGCAAAGTTGACCCAAATATTCGCGCTTGGCTTCAACCAGTACATTTAAATTATCCATTTATGATTAAGAGGTTTTTTAATTACACCCTTTACTACGCACCTCTCCTGTACTTATTTGCAATCTTTTTAAGGTTCATTAAATCAGGGAACTGTGTTTCGTCTGTATGTTCAGTATTTCTCGAATCTTTCTTTTTATCTACAATCCAATTCACATATATTTCGTATTCACCGACGACGTTTACATTGAAACCACCATGTTTGAATTGACGTGCCACGTAATGGGCGGCCGCTGATCGATCAAATACCGGGTATCCAACTAAGAACGTCGGAATTGTAAGAAATATCTGCTTATTACCAAACTCAACCGCCTTTTTAATCTTTCGAGAAAACTGTTCATATATCTTTTTGTATATTTCCTTTTTGATCTGTTTTCTTTTTTCATCAATTTTCGTCACATCATTGATACTGATCATTACAATTACCGCAATTTATTTTTAGCCGATTCAAACTCACTCAAAGTTGGTTCTGACTTTTCTTTTACTAACTTGTAATCCAAGAACTCTTTACCAGACGAACCCTCTGTGTATGGCGCGACATTGGTTGGTGTTTGAACACCAAGTGGTTGTGAGCGGAGAGAGACAAGTTTGACATCTTCACCTTGAACTTCAAACGAAGCTGTCACAGAGAAACCGAATGCAAACCCGTTATTCTTGACAACCATAAACGCACACTGATACAAATTGTTTGAACTACTATCATATTTCTTCACTGAAGTGGTTTCGATAACATACGTGCAAAGCCCCGTGCGCTTTGAAATTTCTTTGTTTGTCATCATGATAAACTTTTCCATGAGATCGTTGCTGACCTTAGCCTCGGCCTGAGTGTAAGCACTGAGGTCCGGGTTGGCATCATCAAATCTAATAGATCCGGTTGGTTTTGTGTAGCCTGAAAGACCAAAGCTCTCTGTGAACGATTCTCGTTGAGTCAACAGGACAATAATCACAAGAAGTGCGATTATCAAAAGGACATCTCC